TTTTCGATACTCATCAAATTTATTTGCAACTAAATGTAATGGCTCTATCTCTTTTCGTACAATTTTTCTCCAATGTACAGAGGGTTGACCTATTTTTTCTAAATACCAAGCTAACTTACTAGCGTCTGCTGTTCTAGCATTCCACATCTTACTGTGATGTAAATCACCTTCTTGATCAGGACGGCCCTCTTTATAAACTCTTTCTTTAAAGACACTATCGTTATTATTTCCTGTAATGTCAGCTCGATCATGGATTACATCTATATCAACATCTTTCATGATATCTAACATATAAGCTATTTCAGAAATCCAAGCATCGTTTTGTCCATGTAAACTTATATGATCTAATAATCTAAACCAATCCCAAGGAAATATGGGAAAGATACTATATGGGTGACCAGTCTGTTCTTTAACTCTTAACACATTAAAATTTTTTTCAGACTCTATAATCTCGTCCCAATGTTTAGTATTCATAATCGCATCGTCATTGAAAAACATTACCCAGGTACCCTGAGCATATGCACATAAAGAATTATTATACATATGGAGGTTTTCGTAACCCATTCGTTTAAACTTTAGAACACTTTGATTTTTGTAATTAGCTTTTTTTAAATATTCTAAAGTTTCTGTATCATCGTCATCGACACCGAATAGAGGTTGAATTTTATCAGGATTTTTTGCATTAGACAATAAAGAATCCATAGACTTCTTTAATTGGCTAACTCTCTTACGAGTAGGGAGTAATATAGATATAGTCATAAACAATCCATATCACGAAGATTGATTATATAAAACAAAATCTTTTTGATAAAAATTTTTAAGATTGTAAATCAATTCTGGTGATTCTATAAGAAAGTTATATAGTCTATGTTTTAAAGGATGATTGTTTTTATTATATAATTCTTTAAATTTTAAATTTTCTATTTTAATAAATTTATCAATTTTGTTAGGAAGAAACCATGATTGTCTTTCTACATGTTCATCAGCTGGGCCATTGATAATTAAATCGTCTACAAACTTTACTAGATTATCAAATGGATTATCTCTAAATTTTAAAATTTTAGTAATAGGCCCTCTAGAAATACATGTTAGATATCCTGATATAAATCTTTCTATTGGCTCTCTTGTTATAGCGATAACGTTTTTTTTAAGTAATAAAGGATCATCGGCAAAATTTACTAGACTAATTTTATTTTTTCCATGAATTATAGTTTTAATTGTAGAAGACGCATTTTTAGGTATAAGGATCCACAGGTCGTTACGATGGAGACAAGCACTCCCGAACCGATGATCAGGATAATTATTTTTTTTCTTGAATTTCGTAAAAGAAATTATCTGTGTCATCAGTTTGCCAATCTTTATTCTCTACGTTCCATTCGGTGTTTTGAACTTTGTAGTCAGGAACTTCGTTTCTGGTAGTGAACGAATTAATATTCCATAGTATCCTGTTATTAGGCTGAGCAGCGTAATTACCATTGTCAAGCTCCAATATATGAGCGCACTTATGTTCCTGAGGAATTTCAGAATGATCTGTATCAAGAAGATTGGCATCAGGGTGACACCAGTCAACAGTAAACAGATACTCACCAGTATACAATTTTTTATCTTTTCCAAAATATTTGGCTCGTTGTCCTTCTAAAAAAGCAAAGTGATTAATACTATGATAATAACTAAAACTATTCCACAGTTGAAGCTCGTCAATCGACATATCTGGCACTTCGGCTCTGTCATGTGATTTTTCGAAAAACGCTGAGATAGGCAAGCGCCAAAAGCAGGCACCATTTTCCAGCATGATATTAAAAAGGAGACCACGACCTGCGATACTTGTGAGACCAAAGATAACACAGTCTTCGCTTTCTCCATGATGTTTCTGTAAATCATATAAATACTCCTTACGAATTTTACAATATATAGGTGGAATGCTACTATTTAAAAAAGCCATTGTACAGTATTAAAATAAAACAAAAATTTTTACTACAAAATTTATACGCATATAAGTCATTCTACACCCACTCTACTACTCTCTCCACTACTAGACTATAATAGATTTTAAACTTTATACGATTTTTTTTAATTAAACTTAATACGATTTTATTTTTTTTAAAAAGAGAATTTAAAAAAGAAAAAATTAAAAAGAGAATAAAAAAAAGACTAGCGAAAATTAATTCGCTAGTCTTTAAGATTAGAATTAAATTATTTTAAATCGTTAATTCTATTTTCGAAATACTTAATATTTTCGATTAAATCGTTATCGACTTTATTCGATTTTATAAACTCTTTATTAGAATTTATTAAATCTCTATAAAGATTAATTTTCGATTTATCTAAATAAGAATTAATATCGATTAAAAGATTAACTTTTTTAAAACGATTATTTTTCGTAGTATCGTATTCGATATCTACTTTACGATAATCGTTATTAAAAGCGTCTTTAATATTTTTCGAAAATTTCGCTTTTTCGTATATAGCGAAACTAAGAGATTTTTCTCGCTTAGTATTAAAAAATCTAAATAAGACTTTTTTATTTTCGAATTCTCTAAAAGATAAAGCTATTTTATTTTCTTTTAGATTATTTTCTTTTTTATCGTTTTTTATATTTTTCATTTTTCTACTTTCTATTTCTTTTAAAAACTCTTTTAATTATTAAAAGATTTAATTTTTAAAAGATAAAATAATAATAGTTATTTTTTAATAAAAGTAAAATAAATATTTTATCTAGTTTATAACTATTCTAAACTAAATGTTCTCGTTTCGTTCTTATATTAAATAGCTTAATAAACTAAGTAATAATAAGAATAAAATAAAATCTTTAAATAAGTATATAATCATTTTTAACTTTCTATATTTTTTAATTAATAATTAATTTTCTTTTATATTTTTTCTATACTTAAAAAACTCTTTTTTTTAATTTTAGTAATTTTATCGTCTAATCGTGACGATAGTTTTTTTACGTGATTAGTCGGGATTTTTTAAAAAAATTTTTTATATCTCGTGATCCTTGCGGATCCGCCCTGCGCCCTAGCCTCGAGGATCCAGGCTGATCCTACTAGAGCTATTTCAACAAGTTTCAACAATCCGTCCTCAACAGACAGCAACAACTAACTATCTAAATTATGATCTGATTTGATTTGATCAAGATACTTGGCCAGCTCATCATCGTTCATCGTGTCTAGGGTTGAGTGTTGAACTTCTTTCTTTTCAACAAGAAACCCCAACAACTGAGATTTAAGTCTTATCGCATTGACTGCTGCTGTATATTGTTTCTTCGAACTAGCCTCAACATACAATTTATCTAGCTTTTCAACCTCTTTGGATATAGATTCACTGGTCAAACGCCTAGTATCAGCACGCAATCTATCAATATACTGGATAATTTTATCTTTCTTTAAGTTGCGGGCAGCTTGTACGTGAGCTGAAGTTTCAGAGTAACCTGCGTAAACAGCCGCTTCTCTCTTACCTTTTCCTTGTGCTATACCCTCACAGAACTTCTTTTCCATTGAGGATAAAGTAGCTTCTATTTGTTGATTGATTTGGTCTATAGTTATCGCCATATTTATCCAATATAGCGATTAATTATCTGATGTAAACTATTTGATTTTATCTATTTCATTAACTAAATCGTAATCATCGAAGTAATGATCGTGAAATTGTTTCCCATTATTAAGAGTAATATGATAGTAACTTCCTAGCTTACTATCGTGCTCTATAGTAAAAATACCAACCTTTTTATCGTTAAAAAATAAATCACCTTCATCGCAATCATCTTCGTATTTTTTAATTGTATCACCATTTTTATTTTTATATTGAAGCATCGTTTTCTCCTATTTAATATTAATTTCTACTTCTTTGATAATAGCTGTCTCACCATAATTACTTTTAATAAAATCACAGTGTTCTAAGGCGTCCTCTTTATTTAAAAAGATAGAAATTGCTCGATACTGAGATTTATCTGTATCAAAGTCTAAATCGAAACGAGCTGGAAAGGCCATGTACGATACTGGATCGTTTTCGATTGTCTTTTTTGGTTGAAAGTCTATATTATTTACGATGTATCCTTTAATCGTTTTTTTAGATATATCCATAATTACTCCTTTTTTATTAGTTAGTTAATAAATAAGAATAAAAAATAATAAGCCTAATTAAACATTTAAGTCGTAGTGTTTAATGAAATAAATAAATTCGTTGACATCATGTAGACCTTCCCACGCTGAAGTAGTTATATAATATCCGTCATATTGTTCGTAAAAAGTTTTATTTCCTTCTTTGTCATGGAATATTTTTCCATGTGATTTATCTACGTGATTTATTATTTCTCCAACACAAGGTAATTCTTTAGTAAAATCTAATTCTCCTAGTGCTGTTTTATCTATTTTATCAAAGATTTTTTTTAGCTTATCCATAGTTACTCCTCGTTTATTAGTTAGTTAATAATTAAGAATAAAAAAAATAAATCCCAATTAAACATTTTTATTTAGAATTTGCTGTTCTTCTTCTAACTGATTGTAAACTACTTCCTCAATATTAATACTTACTTTTAATACTTTCCCATAGTCGCCTTCCTCAGCTCCAGTAAAGAAAGTAGAATCCCATTCGGCTTGTTTTTTATCTAAATATATAGGAAACCTTTTTAACTTACTTCTATTCTGTGTTGCCTCAGTTAAATCTTTTAAATTTCTAAAATCCTCAGGCGGTAAAAATAAATGTTCCCTAAGTTTATCTAGTGTATCAATTTTAATATCTTCGTAATTATAAAATTGTACTGGTATGTAAGCAGTTATCTTCATCGTTTTCTCCTAGTTAGTTATTTTTATATAAAATAAGAATATAAAAAAATTAACCTTCTAAAACAATATTAAGAATAATAAGGTCTATGCTTAGGAAAATAATCTGGTGTTCCACGATAATAAACATCGCAAGATATACCGTATTCTATCGAATTCCATTTTTTACCAAATAACTTATTAAATAAATGACAAGCACGAAAAGCTTTTCGAGGATCATTAAAGTTAAGTTTACCTTCTTTAATTCTCTCACCAGCAGTATAATACCAACCACCTTCCTCGTGTCCG